TATAAAAACGGTGCTTCACAGGGAGCCATTTCAAAAACCTTTAGTGGTGGTTATGTTTTTATTGGCTCACATGGAAGTAGCTCTAACTCAAGTGGGTATAATTTTAATTTTGGTAATCCATCATTTAGCATATCAAGTGGTAACAATGACGGCAAGTATGGTAACTTTGAATATGCACCACCATCTGGATTCTATGCACTATGTACTAAAAGATTAGCGGAGTTTGGATAATGGCTTATACAACAATAGATGACCCTTCAGCACATTTTCAAACAGCTTTGTGGACAGGTAATGATTCTGATGATTCTTCAACTCAAACAATTACAAATGATGGTAACTCAGATTTACGACCAGATTGGGTATGGGTTAAACAAAGAAGTCATGCCGCAAAACATAATCTAGTAGACTCTACTCGTGGGGCAAGTATAAGACTAGTTAGTAATACTACTGAGGCAGAGGGAGACCAAGGAACTAATGGTGGTATTATTGGTTTTCATTCAGATGGTTTTAACGTAGGGCATAGATTTTATGGAACTAATGATAATGGTTATACATACGTTGGTTGGCAATGGAAAGCCAATGGTGGAACTACATCAACTAATAATGATGGTAGCACAGCATCAACAGTCCAAGCTAATACCACGGCAGGGTTTAGTATTGTAACTTTTAGTAGGTCAGCAGGTGGAACAATAACTGTAGGTCATGGGTTAGGAAAAAAACCTGACTGGATAATAGTTAAGTCAAGACAGACAAGTAATAATTGGGTGGTTACTCATAAATCTTTAGGTACTGAAATGCAAGATTATTATATGATTTTAAATGGAACTGATGCAAGTTCAAATAGTAATGATATTTTTGGTGGCGAACCAACAACTTCAGTTTTTTCTACTACAAATAATGTTGCGTCTAATGATAATCAAGTAGCTTATTGTTTTACAGAGATAAAAGGCTACTCAAAGTTTGGTTCTTATACAGGTAATGGTAATGCAGATGGAGCATTCGTCTATACAGGATTTAAACCTGCTTGGCTTATGGTAAAAAAATCTGCAGGTAATGCAAGAGCATGGGTAATACATGATAATACACAAGACCCTATTAATCCTACAGCTAATAGATTAGATGCAAATACAGATGAGGCAAATCAATCTTCAGGTCATTTTGATTTTTTAAGTAATGGATTTAAATGCCGTTCAACTGAGGGTGCTACTAATCAAGATACCCATACTTTTGTATATATGGCATTTGCAGAACATCCATTTGTAAGTAGTAAAGGAGTGCCGACAACGGCAAGATAGAATGTTAGGTCACGGAGCATTAGCAGAGTTTGCATTAGCCTCGGTTAGAGGTGGTGGTGTACAAAACGTAGGATCGCCATTTATTAGTGGAGTATCTTTTGCAGCTAGTTTAGGTGAAGAAAGTGTAACAGGATCAGCTACAATATCACAATCAGGTAGTAGTTTAGCTGCTACATTTTCTATAGGAACAGAGACAGTTGCGGCATCAGCCAATGTTACTACTAGCACTGCTGAACAAATTACTATAGGATTAGGAGAAGAAACAGCTTTTGGTGAAGCTTTTCAAAATATTATTAACTTTAGCGTTGGTAGTCCATCATTCTTTATTTGGAACGAAGTGGATGACTCGCAAACAATTACCTGGGTAGATGTGGAACCAGGGTCAACGGATTAGGAGTAAAAAATGGCATCGTCATATTCAAGTGCACTTAACTTAGAGTTACAAGCCACAGGTGAAAATTCGGGAACCTGGGGTACAATAACAAACAATAATTTACAAAAAGTAGAATCTGCAATCAAGGGTTATGTATCTGTAGCTATCGCTAGTACATCTGATTCTTTAACAGCTACAGATGGATCTACAACAGATGAACAAAGTAACGCTATTATAAAATTAACAGGAACATTAACAGGTAATACTACTGTGCAATGTGAGGCTGTAGAAACATGGTACATTGTTGATAATGCAACAACTATGAGCACACATACTTTAGGTTTCAAACCAGCAGGTGGTACAGCTACTAATCTTGTAGCAGGATCAAAACATATTTTATATTCTGATGGATCTACAATGTTTGATGTCTTGAACGATGCAGGAAATATCACGGCCAACGGAACATTGACAGTATCAGGTAACACATCATTAGATGGCGGATCATTTGTGTTTAATGAGTCGTCAGCAGATTTAGATTTTCGTATTGAAGGTAATGGTGATGCTAACTTGTTTTTTACCGATGCGGGTAATGACCGTGTTGGTATTAAAACAAACTCACCTTCTACAGAATTACATGTTGTAGGTGGTGTAAAAGCAACAGGTGCAATAGACTTTGACGGTGGTGGATTTACTTTTAATGAATCAGGTGCCTCTGTTGATTTTAGAGCTGAGACTAACACGCTCACACACGCTTTGTTTATTGATGGTTCTGCTGACAAAATAGGTTTTGGTACAAGCTCGCCTGCTAATGCAAGTGTAGAAATTAATCAAGCTAACTCATCAGGTGCAATAGCATGTTTATCATTAGATCAAGACGATCAAGATCAAGAGTTTATATACTTTGACGGCACATCTGCTAGTGACAGTTCAGCTAGTTTATCATCATCTACAGGTACATCTAGTAGTAAAGTTGGTGCAATACGTGTAAATATTGGAGGTACAGATCGTTGGATCAGATTCTATGATTCAGCTGTATAGTTTCAATGCCTCTTACCAAATTACAAATAGCACCGGGTATTGATAAACAAAATACAGAGTATGGTGCTGAGGGTCGATGGGTAGATTGTGACAACATCAGATTTAGATACGGCTTACCAGAAAAATTAGGTGGTTGGGAAAAAGTTACAACTGATGCACTTGTAGGTGCAACAAGAGCCATACTTACATATAGTGATTTAAGCGGTGTTAAATATGCAATATATGGCACAAACAAAAAATTATACGCATACTCAGAGAACTCTTATGCAGACATTACTCCTATAAGATCTACAGGTACAGGTAACATTACACAGTTTGCAACCACTAATGGTAGCACAACTGTAACCGTAACAGACTCATCACACGGTGCATTAATCGGTGACTTTGTAACTATTGCAAGTGTAAGTGGTGCGGTAGGTGGTATCTCTGCAGCTAACCTAGAGGGTGAGTTTGAAATACTGACAGTTCCTAATTCTAATACATTTACTATAGAAGCAAAAGCTGCGGCTAGTTCTGATGCAACAGGAGCCACGGCCAACGGAACATATCAAATAAATACAGGTTCTGCTGTATCTATATTTGGTTATGGTTGGGGTGCTTCTACTTATGGTGCATCCACATGGAACACTACAAGAGAAGGTCTAACTGGTGCTGAGGGTGTTTTACTTGAGTCAGCAAAGTGGGCTTTGGATAACTGGGGTGAAGACGTATTAGCATTACAGTTTAACGGTGGATTGTTTTATTGGGACACATCCTCAGGTTTATCTAATAACAGGTCATCAGTAACAAATGTTTCTAATGCACCTACAAAATCAAGATTTATGCTAGTTTCTGGTGACGATAGACACGTCATTTGTTTTGGTACAGAAACTACAATAGGAAACTCCTCTACACAAGACAACATGTTTTTAAGATGGTCAGGACAAGAGGATCAAAATGTTTGGACACCAACGGCAACTAATACAGCAGGATCAAAAAGATTGGTGGATGGTAACTTCATACAAACAGCAGTAAGATCAAGAGGTGCTGTCTTAATATGGACAGACACTGCTTTATATCAGATGCAGTTTATAGGTCCACCACTTACCTTTGGTTTTAATCAACTGGGTTCTGCTTGTGGTTGTATAGGATTAAATGCAGCAGTAGATGTTGGTGGTGTATCTTTCTGGATGGGTACCGATTCTTTCTTCTTATTTGATGGTGCTGTACAAAAAATACCATGTAGTGTGCAAGACTATGTATTTGATGATCTTAATGTTAACGCTAAACAAGACATATTCTGTGCAGCTAATACAGACTATAATGAGGTAATGTGGTTCTATGCTTCTGCAAACTCACAACAAATTGACAGAGTTGTGTTTTACAATTACGCCGAAAACCTTTGGTACATAGGCACATTATCTAGAACATCTTGGGCTGACAGAGGCACATATGATAATCCATATGCAGCTGAATTTAAATCAAATGACACAACAGCTACTATTAGCACTATCACTGGGCTAAAAGCTGGTAGAACATTTATACATTTACATGAGTTTGGATCTAATGATGATGGCAGTGCGATGAATACACACATAGAGTCTGGTGATGTTGACATAGCAGATGGTGATAACTTTATGTCTATTAGTAGAATGATACCAGATTTTAAATCGCAGTCAGGCGTTGTGGACTTAACAATTAAAACAAGACCTTATCCGTCAGGGACACAAACTACACATGGTTCATTTGATATAACAACAACTACAACAAAAAAAGATACTAGAATACGTGGTAGACAAGTAGCTGTTAGAGTTGCTAGTGATGCTATAGATGACAATTGGAGATACGGCACGTTAAGATTAGATATTAAACCAGATGGTATGAGAGGAGCATAATGTCAAAAATACAAATACCAAGATTACCACAGGCTACACCAGAGTATAGTCAACAACAACAAAACACATTAATACAAACATTAGATCAGTTGATATTTTTGTTAAACAATACGTACACACCTGAAACATTAAGAGAAGATACAGAAAGAATTAGTTGGTTTTTATCGTAAATGGCTAATACATACACAAATTATAAGGCTATACTTACTAATACAAACCTAACTACTTTGTATACCATACCAGCAGAGACTACAGCTATAATTAAATCTATACATGTAGCTAATGTTGATACATCAAATGACTGTGAAATATCAGTGTTTTTC